ACGGTGCCGCGCGCGCGCACTTTACCGATGAACAGGTGATCACTGTGGTCGCAAAGGAGAACCCCTACAACGAGGGCAGCAAGGCCGCTGCCACGTTCACCCTCTTCGCCAAGGCCAAGACGGTCGGCAAGTTCAAGGAGCTTGCGGCGGACAAGACCAAGTACGAGGCCGGTTACCTGCGGTACAGCAGCCGTGACGGTCACATCAAGGTCAAGTAGAACCGTAGCACTGAGTGAACCGCCAGCCTTTATAATAAAGGCTGGCGGTTTTGCTTGCAGCAAGGGTTCAGAGCGACTTACTACCTGCTTGCTTCTGGACGTAGACGGAACTCCGCCACCTAAAATACAAGGAGCCTTATGATCTTCAAGTTGGCAGGTACATCAGGCAGTGGAAAGAGCAGTTTTGTGCGCGCTGCGTTCAAGTTGTGGAAGTTTGAGCCGGTACTGTGGAGACCGGACAAGCCGAAAATCAAGGAGTACGTAGCCACGGTGAAGCTCGGCGAGCCCCTGGCTGGTCTGTACAAGCGCGTGGTACTGCTGGGTGACTACAGCTCGCCATGCGGTGGTATGGACGGCGTGAGCAGCAAAGAGGACCGGCACGCAATGGTCGTGCGGTACACCGGCAAAAAGAACAAGGATACTTTGGTCCTGTGCGAGGGGCTGCTGTTCGGAGGGGTGTACGGGATTACGGAGGGCCTAGGCGTTCTAAGTGAGCGCAAGGAGAGTGGCCCCTGGGTGTACGCCTTTATGGACACGCCGTTGGAAGAGTGCTTAAAGCGCTGCCAGGAACGCAGAGCGGCGCGCGGCGTCACTGAGCTGATGAATCCAAAGAACACAAAGGACAAGCACCGCTCGGTGGTCTGCGTGCGGGAGCGCGTGCTATCCATGAAGAACCCGAACCAGCACGTTTACGACGTCGACTCGGCGCTGCCGCCGCTGGTCGCTTTCAAGCGGCTGGTTAAGTTCTTGGAAGGGTTGCCGAAGTGAACTACCTTTTGCGGAACGTTGTTACTTGAGCGCTGCCTGGTCAGTGACTCCATTGCAGGCCTGGCGCTGCTGGCCGGCGCGCGTTTAAAGGACGGCACGCTCAGCATAGGCAGCGCTGAGTATCACTCTTACGCGCCAGAAGCGAAGTCGCGTTTCGGGCGTGACGCCGTTCGACTCTTGTGCAAGAATCACGGGTGGAGTTTCTACCGGAAAGGCAAGGCTTGATGAAGTTCCCGCTGCTCAATGAGTTCGTCGCGTTTATTACGGAGCGCTGGGCCATCCACCAGCGTCGCCTTAAAGGGAAAGAACCGCCGTGGACTGAAGATCCAATTTTCCTTCAGTACAAGTTCACCAACGTTCGTCGGGAGGATGATTATTGCACTCGCTGGATTCACTCGAACTGGCTGCAACCTCACCAGGACGATCTTCCAGGCGCGGTCTTCGCGATGTGCGTGGCGCGGCTGGTAAACCTACCCGCTGCGCTGGAGGCTCTGGGCTACCCCGAGCGGTGGAGCGCGAAGCACTTTGTAAAGGTGATGGAGGGACGCAAGGCCGCTGGGCTTAGAGTTTTCAATGGTGCGTACATTGTAAACTCAGTAGGTGGCGTGGGGAGGTCAAAGGCGGCACACCTGGCCGAAGTCGTGCTGCCGGCCTGCTGGAGGGCTAGAGTGGACGTTTCTCAGGCGCTAGAGAGTGGTTCGCTAGGCCGCGCACATGAAAGACTCCAGCAGGTGTACAGCATCGGAGCGTTCATGTCGGCGCAAATCCTGGCTGATTGTAAGTGGACGCCTGTAGGACTGCGCTGCACGGACTGGTACACGTTTGCCGCATGGGGGCCGGGGTCGCGGCGCGGGCTGAACCGACTGCGAGGCGTGGCGGTTGAGAGCGGTAAGAGCAACTTTTTGGGCGGTGAGGCGGTCTGGCTGGAGACGCTGCTGGAACTGCGAAAGCAAGTGCTTCCGCTGCTGCCGGCGGCGCTTCGTAAGCTGGATGCGCAGAATTTTAATTCTGCGTGTTGTGAGTTTGACAAATACTGTCGTGTTAAGTTCAACGAGGGTAGTAAGCCGAAGCAACTTTTCAAACCGCGTGAAGGGTCGTACTGCGAATGACGCCTGACAATCTGAACTACTACACCAGCAAGGGCCGCGCGGCAATAGGACGCTACTGTGAACTGGAAGGCCTCAAGGAAGTGAAGGCGCTGAAGGCCGGCATGGACTTTCGGCGCCCAGAGTACAGACGGGAAGTTTGGCTACGGTTTTACGAGTTTCATTTAAAGTATCGAAGCCATCCCGGCGCGGTTTACTACGTGATGCCTTTCCTTTTCAAAAAGCTGAGAATGACAGCGGAGCAGCGGCTCTGGTTTGCCTTTATCAATGGAAACAGCCAGCACGTAGTAAGTACGCTTACTATTTTCCGTCGCTTTCCAGACTTTGAACGGCTTGACTTCAAAAAGCTGAGCGCCTACTTCAACGAGAACTATGCCAGCTTCGGCTGGGACGTGGATCGTCGCTATCACCGGAAAGAGTTCCTGAAAGCCGTTGAAGTGTATCAGCGTCTTTGTGCTGGAAGCCAAGTGGACCTCTTCAAGCAGCTCACGGTCAAGAATGATGAAGAAGAAACCTTCCGTAAAATCTGGGCGAAAGCGCGTAAAGACTTCTGGGGCTTTGGGCGACTAAGCACGTTCAGCTACCTTGAATATCTTCGCATTGCCGGCGTGCCGTTGGACTGCGATAACCTGCTACTGGAGGATATGAGCGGCAGTAAGTCGCACCGTAACGGCCTGGTGAAAGTTTTAGGTAGGGATGACTTAGACTGGAACAAGGCAACAGGGTTTGACGGCACCTACGCGCCGGGCCAGCTTGACTGGCTTGCCGGCGAGGCCGCGCTGCTGCGGCAGGAGGCCAGGGGCCGCTTCAAAGGGCGTGACTTCGCGGCTGACGTAGGCTACTTCACAATGGAGAGTGCCTTCTGCACCTATAAGTCGTGGCACCGTAAAAATCGGCGCTACGCGAATATCTATAATGATATGTTCTTCAGGCGTATCAAGGATAGTGAGCGGGCATTTCCGAAAGAAGATTACAGTGACTTCTGGGCGGCGCGGCGCAAGTATCTTCCTGCGCAACTGCGGCTGGAGGATACACCCGGCGACCCAGGGCTTTGCCCTGCAAAGCAGAATCATTACCGTAACACCGGCCAGGTAATCATGATGGACTTAGATTGGCCGTGCTTCAAGAATAACTTCAGCGGCGCTTAGTAGGTGGGCGATGAAGTTATAATTAATACAGTATGAGGCCTTGAAACTATGACAGTACAAGACTGGAAGATTGAATTAATGAAGTCGCACGCGGCAGCCGTGTCATTTATCGAGTCTGACGGGCGTGATGGTTACGGTCGCGCAGGTGACTGGGTGGCGATGGTCGGTGATTGCCGCGCCACGGATTGCGTAGGCGTGTACACGGCCGGCGGCAATGTGTCCATGGCTGAGGGGCGCTTGCGGGTTCAGTTGCGATGCGTGTAGTCGCGTTGCTGGATAGCATGTGGGGCGGCGGGTGCAGAGCACCGCGTTGGTTCAGGATCAACCCATATAACTTTTCCGGGCGGCGGCTGTATAAGCTGGTAGGGCCTACAGTAGATCTACTGGTGACCAATTGCTGCCCTGTTATGCAGCAGTCAGCCCGTAACCACGGCAAGCCGGACGCGGCCTGGGTTGCCGAGAACCTAACGCGGTTAGAGCCGTTCAGTTTGTTGTTGGTGTGCGGCAACGTCGCGCGCCTTACGTACGAGGCCAGCGGTTATGCGGGTAAGGCGCCGGTGATGTACACGCTGCACCCGGCCGCGCGTACTTGGACAAAAGATGATTTGAAAAGAACTTCAGAGGAGATTGCAAAATGTATAGCGCTGTAGTATCCGATGTGAACCAGGCCTTACAATTTGGCATTGAGCATTTGCTGCATGAAGGCGTCATTGAGGACTCAAGGAACGGGCCAGTATTGGCCGCGCCCGGCCCAGTCTGCATCGAATATCTGAACCCTAGAGCGCGCGTACTCTTGTCGAAGACAAGAGACGCAAATCCATTCTTCCATGGAATGGAAGCTCTCTGGATGCTGGCCGGTGCAAAGGGTATCGAGTTCCCGGTGTTCTTCAACAGCACGTACGGGCAGTTTTCGGATGACGGTCGTACAATGTGGGATGCGTACGGATGGCGGTGGCGCTCTTTTTTCGGTTGGGACCAATTGGATGGAATTGTCGAGGAGTTGAAAAAGAACTCGACGTCGCGCCGTTGCGTACTGTCAATGTGGAACGCGTCGAGCAGCAACGAGGAAATGTGGACAAAGCGTTGCTCGGTGCCCTCGGACGATATTCCAATCCTGATGTCGCCGGGTGACAGTAATGACTTCTACGTTGCAACGCACAGCGGCCTGGCGGTGCCTTGCAACACGCACGCCTACTTTGCCGTACGGGGTGGGCGGTTGAACCTCACCGTGATGAACCGCTCAAACGACGCCATCTGGGGCTGCTTCGGGGCCAACGCCGTGCAGTTCAGCATGTTGCTGGAGTACGTTGCAATGCGCGTCGGTGTGCCTCTGGGTTCATATTTTCAATTTACAAATAATCTTCACGTCTATACCGAGAAGTTCAGCCGTGAGAAGTTGGAGCAGATCGCGCATGAGTGCGACACGCTAGGCAGAACGCCCGAACCGGGGCCTGCGCTGGAGCCGGGGTTTGACGAGGACCTGAAAATCTTTATGGAGTGGGCCAACACAGCAATCGCGACCGGCGCCGTGCCTCTTACAAGGCCAGACCTCAGTACACCCTTTATGAACAGCGTCGCGCAGCCAATGTTCATGGCCTGGGCTTATCGTAAGCAGAATGACTATGCGGCCAGCGCCAGCGCGATAAGTGAGATCCAGGCGCCGGACTGGCAAAGGGCGTGCCGAGAGTGGGTGGAAAGAAGGAAGAAATGAAGAAGGCTATTAAGGTTGGTAGTATGTTTATTACGGACCCAGTGATGACAGGCGGGTGCACCATCTACTTTAAGTTCGGTGCACCGCAGCTCTGCATTCCTGCAAGCCGCGATGAAGGAGGCCTGTAAGTGAAGCAGATTCTTCAATTTATAAGTGAGGGCGGCGCCGTGGTGCGCTATCATACCCGGCCTGGCATCAAGCCTGACACGGACGCTGCACACAGCCACGGCGTTGCAATGCTATGCTCGCTGCTAGCCGGCGAGACTAGCCAGGGGCGCACAAAGGCCTCGGTCAGTTTGCTCATGGCGGCTCTGACGCACGACCTGGCTGAGCAGTTTGTAGGGGACGTAAGCGCTCCGACAAAACGCTGTCTAGGTCTCGCGCAGCAGCTGCATAGTATTGAGGGGAACCAACTTCATATCTATGGCCTGAACTATGAACAGCACCTAACTCAGGAAGAACTAAGGGTGCTCAGCATGGCGGACTGCATGGACGGGCTGTTGTACTGCTGCCGCGAGCTTGCGCTCGGCAACCGAAATATGATGTTGGTCTGGCGTAAATACTGCAGCTACGTAGAAGCTGCGCTGCCAGAATTGGACGGACGCGCCGTGGAGATGTATAACGCAATAAAGGAAATGAGAAAGGAGGCCGCGAGTGAAGAAGGACCGAGTTTTGACGTCTTCGCGTAGCGCTGTTGTAAAGCAGTATGGCGGTACGCACTACGAAAAGTCTACAGCCGTGTGCCCGTACTGTGGGTCTGCTGGCCTCCAGCATTGGGACCTTTATGCTGAAGCGCCGTACCTGGAAGGCACGGCCACAAAGTATATTACGCGCTGGCGGCGTAAGGGCGGCGTGGCCGATTTGCGTAAAGCGATCACTGTAATTGAGAAGATCATTGCAATCGAAGCCCTGAAGCAGCGCACGGCGAAAAAGATTGCCCGCAGAAAGGCGCCGAAGTGAACGCCGATGAGCGCCTTCTGTTTGAGGCCCGCCAGCGCGCTGACGCCTACGCGCGTCAACGGCCCGATGACGACGTACCGCGCGGCTGGGTGCTGGAGGAGGCTTCCGTTGCTGGCACGTATCACTTCCGACGCGTGGGCGTGGCCAACTACGGACCGCCCTATTCAACGCGGCAAGACGCTCTTGCTGAGATTTTGCGCTTAAACGCAGAAAAGCCCGCCACCCCGTAAAGGTGTGGCGGGCTTAGTAGTGTGGCTGTGCTAGTTAGAAGATTGACGGCATCCAATGCTTTGCGACATCGCCCGTGGCCTCGAAGCCGCTCATAAAACCGCGCTTCTTGGTCGGAAATAATTTTTGATGGAACCAGAACCGTCCGTCGGTAGTAATGCCCGAGACATCACGAGTGATTGTAGCGGCGTTGTGGATGCTCGCTTTGAGGTCGGGGTCAGCTACCAGCAGATTGAGATTCAGCACCGCTGTGTCCATGTGCGTGTAGGCCGCGTTCTCCTGGGTGAATAGGTCGGCTTCGTGCTTATTGAACTCGCGCAGCGCGCCTTCCACCTGGCCACTGGTGCCGCGGAGCGTGGCCAGGGTGCGGTTGAAATCGGCCAGCGTGCCGCATGGGTGTATCGCCGCATCCGTAGCGCCGGGAAGCGGGCAGAGGTCGAAGAGACGATGCGAAGTCAGGTCGATTGTGTCCTTGAAGCTCGCCACAACTGGCACAGCCGCCTGTAGGACGCCTGTAGCTGCATCAGCGGCGGTCTGCGTATGAATGAGGACGCCCGACACACTATCTAGGATTGTGCCAACCCTTGGTGTAAGCGTATGCGCACTTTGGTGCACTTCGGCTACTGTTCCATGCAACTCTACAATAGTACTATGAATTGGCCAGAGCGCCCAAATAAGGAAGGCCCCTACGACCGGCACGGTGCCGATCGCGAGGGCCTCAATGATTGAGTGCGACTTGAAGGGTTTCATGCAGTGGGCGGGGCGATTGCCGCCGTCACCGATGACACGGCCTGAATCATAGTGTCAGTGACACCCTCGGTCTGGGCAAGAGTGCCGCTGGCCTTCAAATCGGTGACCGTGCCAGTAATCGCGGCGGCCACGGCCTGCTTTACTGCGGCGGCAACATGCTGGTCCTCCTGCGACAGGCCGGCGTCCGCAACGCTCTCTGCGCCGGTTAACACAGTCAATGCAATGCTCTGCTTGGTGGCTCCTGGTTGGTTGGCCGACGCAAGGCCGGTCTCGATGGCCTGGACAGCGGGCTTGATGAACGGCAAAATCTTGTGCAAAAGGGCGAGGAACCTCTGTTCAAATGTCATTGGTGTTTTCTCCTTGGTCTGATTTGAGTTACTTTGCCCAACCGAACAGTAAGCCGAAGATCGGTTGATAGCCGGTCCCGCCGGAGACTGACGACTTCAGGAATCGCACCGAGGGCATCAGGTAGTAGTTGCCCTTCACTTTGATCCCGACCAGCGCGCCGCCGCTCCACTGCCAGCCAGTATTCGTGCCGCTCCAACTAATGCCGGCGGCGGTCGGCATGTAGACAGGAAGCGTTCCGACGGTGAAGACCCTCTGCGCGACGCCTGCGCCGATGTTCGACGTCACCGTGAACGGCTTGAGGGTGCTGGGAAGCGCGTCGACGGCGGTGAAGGCGTAAGTGCCCGAGTTCCCCAGGGAGTGCGCGTAGAGGGCCGTCCCAGCCACAGCGGGAGAAGCGTTTACGCTGTAAGATCCGCCGCCTGCGTAGATGTTGTTCACCTGGCCGCGCGCGCAGGGGGTGAAGCAGAGCAGCACCAGCAGTATCCCGCCGCTCACCTTGGCCGCTGTCTGAGCATTGGGGGTGGGCCCACCGAAGATCGACGGCAGGATTGCGTGCAACAGGACTGAGATGGAGACGAGAATCGTGAAGATGGCCGTGTGCCCTGGCTCGGCCAACCATTTCTGAGCAAGCTGCGGGACTCCTAACACTCCAAACAGCGTAACTGCTAGGTGCAAATACTGAACAATCTTTGACATGACGGTTCCTTTCGCTGCGTTGATTGACTTCCATTTGTTGTAGAGACTGAGTAACTTAAAGACCTCAACCGGATTCATGCCGTCTCCTGTATGCTCTTGAACTGAGCTACGGTCCAGGCGTTGCGTGCTGCTTGGATTCCTTCTCTCGAACATTGTAGCGCAGCGGTTTTCCAGTCCTGCCGGTCAACCGCCGCATCGAACCTGGGGTAGGTGTTGCGGAGCTTGGAATCGCCCAGGTTGAAATCCATATCCAGCAGGGCCATCTTCACCGCATCGGGGAAGCTTTCGTAGCCGGGGTAATCCGCCTGCAACTCCGCGTCGCTGGCATCCAGCCTCGCCAGCAGCAGCGCATCCCCGTCCGATGGGAGCATCACGGGGCACCCAGAATAGCCGTAGGAGGCCGGTAGACGCCCCGGCTGCATCGCGGATACCGTTTCCCATGCCGCGGCCTTCTCCTGATCCGTAGCGGGCACGGTACCACCGGGAAGGTACAGCGGAAGCGACTGTGCCGCCAGCTCAGACGGAACCTCGAAGCCCACCCAGATCGTGACGTTGCCCCGCGTATCGAGGTACATCCACGGGACGCAGCCTTCAAACCTTTTGCATACAGGAAGATAGGGGAATTCGTAGGGCGCGCTCACTTCTTCGCCTGCATCTCAGCATGGATTTCCCGCTGCCATTGCGCCTGTATGTGGTTATCGTGAATCGTTATCCCCCAGCCGACTGCGGCCACAAGCAACAGCGCAAAGATCGAAGCCACTGCAAGCCGTACATTCTGCCTCAGAGTCTTGTTTACGTTTGCCTGCGCAAGGTCGCTTTTCACCTCTGCCACTTGTTCCGCCTTGTCCTTCTCTTGCACTTTCTCTCGTTCCTCAAACCGCGTGATGAAGCTCATGGCGGTCTTCTCAGAGTCAACCAGAGACTTCATACTTCCGGCAATGCTCTCTAGGCTCGATTCGACAGCTACCATACGCACCTCCAATGAATCGTGACCGTTGCCACGGTACACTT